TCTTACCCCTTAACTATGTGGTGGGCTTCTAAATAAGCGGTATGCTTTTACCGCGCATCTTCTGACGAGCGTTTACTTGCTGGTCGTAGTTGCCGCGAACTTTCAGATTGGCGCGCTGGCGTTTCTCTGATGCTTTCTCTGCCAGTGCCCCGTAAAACTCCGCAGCTTTCTCTATCTGCGCTCTGTATTCGAAGCTGATAGGTTTGATAGCGCTTTCTATGCGGCTGGCTGGCTTACGGTTCAATCGCAGAGTAGGGCGCTTAACTTCGCGTGACTCTGGTTCTACGATGCCGTGTTGTGCGTTGTATGCTGCTGTGAGAGCCAAGCGCTTATCGTTACGGCGCTGTCTGGCGTTGTCATAACCTTGATGAGCCATGGTGTTACCTCCAGTTAATGAGCTTTGGTGATGGTGGCGTGTGATTAATTTCACGCTCGCTGCTTTTAGCTGAGTGGACACTTTCGCCTGAGACTCTAGGCTTGCTAGAAACGATTTCTTTCTCGCCTCTCCACTTGCTACCGGGTATCACCCGGAATCACCATCCCAAAACTCATTCGCTTTGGTTGTTTTGCACTTTTCAGCGCTGTTATCTTAAAGAACACTTCCTGTCGTACTTTTGGCGTCCTGCCGTTTCGTTGAGACAGATAATCACAGATTGCTATTTAATGGTCAATCACATTTTGCTATTAAATTTAACTAATAGCATTACGTGTTTGTTTTTACTGTTATTTTAATTCAAAAATAATTCAGACGTGACCCATCGCACCGGCTATCAGGCGTGAAAAGTGTGAGGTGAGTAGTATTTAAAGCGGGTAGGGTGGTGAGAAGTTAGTGTTTTCGTGTCAACCGGTTTTACATTATGGTGCGGTTCTGTCAACCAATGGGGGATCGGGGCGGCACCCAACTGGGGGACAATGAAGGATAATTTGCAGATCTTTACCGTATTATCAATTGGTTACGGTGGTGGTCAAGTGGCACCCAGAGGGGGATCGGCGATAAAGCTGTTAGAGCAGTGAGATTGTCAGATTACAGGCGCAAAAAACCCGGCAGCGGGGCCGGGTTAGGTTGAATTCTTGATATTTCGTAAGCTATTTCAATACTAGTCCGTTCAAGACGTCCAATATTTTTGATACATAGCTACCAAAAACATATACGCAGAATGCGAAAACAAGGCTAACTATAACGCCGGTTGCTTTAAATGTGGTTTTTAGTGATGAAATACCAGTCTCTATAGTAGTAAGTCTGCCATCTATAGACTTTACGTCAGTCTTGAGTTCTTCAATATCGCGTCTTATATATTCGATATGAGCCTCTAATTTAGCGACTTTTATTTGCATATCATCTCCTCCCCCACTGCCGCCACCATGACGCAATAATGCTTCATCATTATGATTCTGTCCAGCAACAGACTCTGGAGAAGCTCCGCCGATATAAGATACAGAGTTATTATACATTCTTATCCTCGACGTTTGTGATATTGAAAAATATATCTTTGCTATCTATAGGGGATTCAGTGTGATGGGCTAGATCAATTAGATGGCAATAAAAGTGATACGTCCCGTTTGAGGGCGCATCGAAGTAAAAACTAGCGGAAAGGAATGACGTGTGGAAGTCAGGGTCTATCTGGTCAGATGGAACGCCTCCCATGCCAATAGATGTGACAATTTCCTTCCCTTCGGGGTCTGCAAGAGTGAAAGATACTAAGTACCCCCTTTCTGTATTCAACTCTACGAAAGAGATTCCTACGCTCATAGCAATCCGATTATTGTTAGCTCTAAAATTTAGCGTAGGGGCCGCAGCTCCCTTTAGATCAAACTTGGCAGGGAAAATGAAAGCAATTTTACCGAGCTGAGCATGCTCATTTAACTCATTCATATATTGAATTATTTCCATTATTTAGAGCATTTATTCACATCTATGGGCTAGCAGTGGGTTAGCTATCCAAATCTTCCCACGTAGCATCGATAACTTTACCGATGATGCGGCAGTCCTCATCGATTACCGTCAATGGCCAAGATGGATTAAGCGGTTTAAGGAAGTGATCCCCCGCGTCCTCAACGTATTTCTTGAAGGTGGCTGCTTTTTTGTTCGTCAAATATGCAACACATAAATCACCATCGTGAACAGCCCTGTCAGGGTCAACAAGAATGAGCATGCCCTCTGGGAAGCTAACGCCCATAGGTGTTGTCATTGAATCCCCCTTAACCTCTAGCCAGAATGACCGGTCGCTAGGTTTCTTGGCTGACGGCACCCATCGGTCGGCATCCAATTCAACAAATCCATCATCAACCTCGCTAAAGGCACCTGCTTGCACCCAAGAAAGCACTGGACGGAGAAAACCATACTCTCCAGAGGGTACGTCTTTTGATTCCTCGCCAAACAGCAATTGACCAGGACTTGTCTTTAGGACCCTAGCTAATACCAGCGCATCCTCGGCACTAATTTTCCGCTTGCCAAGCTCATAGTTTCCAATTCTTGATTGAGAACCCCAATTACAGAGTTTAGCTAGCTGTTCTTGGCTAAATCCAGCAGCCTCTCTGAGGTTTTTAAGTCGCTCACCGACCATTTCTTGGAATGTTTTCATGTGCGTTTTCTATCACAATGCGTGATTTATGGCTTTCACGAATTGCTATTGACCTTTAATCACAATTTGCTATTATCCATTTGAGATATTCAAAAGGAGATATTCATGAATCTTATTGCAGAAAAGCGAAAGGAAGCTGGTGTATCACAGGCTAGCTTGGCTAAAAAATTAGGCTGGAGTCAGTCGCGAATCGCAAATTACGAAACATGTACGAGAACCCCAAGTTTGTCAGCTTCTCGACTGATTGTTTCAGCTCTAAACGAAATGGGTTTGAATTGCACTTTAGATGCAGTTTTCCCACCTAAAGCCGCTTAATCACCACCCGCTCATTAAATCCTCTGCGCTGAAAAGCGCCCATCAAAACTAAATCCCCAGACCATCGGGGAGGAACAACAACATCTAAATCACAAGGGAAGAGTACGCAATGGAACGTGCAACCACACGCAACAAGGCTCGAATCATTGAGAGCCAGCTACTGAACAAGATTGCATTACGAGGCGTCACTGACATTGCTGACGCTGTAGGCGTGGATAAGTCACAGATATCACGCTGGAAAGAAAGCTTCATTCCGAAGATATCAATGCTTCTGGCTGTATTGGAATGGGGAGTAGTCGATGACGAGATGGCAAGGCTGGCTAAGTCAGTGGCGTTGTTGCTCACAAAACAAAAATCCCAACAGAAGGGCAGGGATTCTGGACAAATTACTATCAACTTTTGAGGTTAAAAAATGATTTTAACACTGAGTAAAGCCGCACTTCTAAGTGCCATGATTTTTCAGGCTCATAAAGATATTCGCTACTACTTAAACGGGATCTGCTTTGCGCCTGATGGGAAGTTATACGCCACTGATGGACACCGTGCATTTATTGGTGAGCATGAAAATAAAGAACTTACTGAAACCATCATTGTGGCAATTAAAGGCCCTAAGGTGACTAAGTTTGAAAAGGCTGAGATTGACACTGATAGCGGCCTTGTAGCTTACCTTGACGAGAACGGAACACGCATAGGCGCTGGCATTTGTGAAGTAGTAGATGGTCGATTCCCTGACATTCAGCGGATCATTTCCAACTTCAAAAGCAAACCTACTGATGAGATAGGATTCAACGCTGGATATCTAGCTGATATTGAGAAAGCGGCAAAACTCTATAGCCCTAAATTCTGCGGCATAAAAATCAAACCAAATGGTAACACCGATGCTTCCATCGTAGAGCTTCATGGCGCCTTCGATAAAGGCACCGTCGTCATCATGCCAATGCGCATCTAATCATGAATATCCCAAATGAAAATGCCCCAACAGCGTCAACTGTCAGGGCATCGGTAATCAGGTATGCAAGCCAATTACAGAGGTAATTATACATGCGAAAGAAAACTAACGCAAAACAGCGAGACGTTACTCAGCAGCGTTCTGCAAAGCCAGACGAATTAGTCATGGTCTGCGTGGACAATCCAATATTCGGTCACAAGCTCGTTGAGAAATTCAAGGAGCTTAAGGCTATGCAGGGGAAGGCCAATGAGTAACGCTATCGATTATAACAACAATGTCTCACCTATCAGGCCTCACTTGGAGGTCGTGGAGCGTCGCGTGGCTGATACCGATGATGGTTATACTCGCATCGCTAACGAGCTGCTTGAGGCCATCGCAGGAGCTGATTTAACCGCTCGCCAGTTGAAGGTGATGATTGCAGTTATTCGCAAAACCTACGGCTACCAGAAGAAGCTGGACAGAATTGCTGATATTCAAATAGCGGACATCACTGGCCTATCAAGACAAAACGTTAACAAGGCAAAAAAAGAATTACTTTCAATGAATTGCTTGATGATGGATGGCAGCAAGATAGGGCCAAATAAAGACCTATCAGAGTGGCAATTCAACAAGTGTCTCCAAAAAGGTAACTTTGTCTCTAAGTTGAAGACAGAAAGTGTCTCTAAGTTGGAGACATTCAAAGTCTCTAAAGTGGAGACACACAAAAGAAATACTTTAAAGATAAAAGATAAGATCCCCCTAATCCCCCAAGGGGAAGAAATCGAAGAGATTTTAAATCAGGCAAAACAGGCCTTGGAGTACTACAACGAGATATCAAAAAGCACCTGTCGTGATACCAAGCCATATCTCACCCTGCTAACAGCAACAACCAGTCGTTCAGCTTACACACTGCAAGACCTGAATTTAGTCACTCGCTGGGCCTTAACGGTCTGGAAGCGTCGCGGTAACTCATGCCCTAAACCAAAAAGCCTTTGTGCCGTAACCCGGTTCGATGGGTATTTATCCGATGCTGAAAAGTGGCTTCAAAGCAGCGTTGATATTGACTGCCAGGCTGTTATTGATGCTTACAACGAGGTCACCGCTGGGAAACTTCCAGAGGCTGATTTGGATAGGGATCGGGAGATAGCCATTCGTGAACTAGCTCAGCACTTGGCAAAGAAAAATGTCGATGGCTTCAGGGCTTATTTTGCTGGGTTTATCGAAGATGCCAGAGATTTCTATTTCGGCGGTCCTGACGGGATCGGCTGGAAGGCAAGCTTTGAATACCTGATGAAACCAGAAACGCTACGGAAAGTGAGAAGGGGTGAGCTGTGATTAATATTGATATCGAAGCCAGTGTGATTGGTGGTCTGCTGATAAGTGGGTACACGCCAGATGCAAACGAAGTATTGGCAACAGTAGATCCGGATGCCTTCACCGTTTCTCTGTACCGTGAGACGTTCAAAGAGATTAAGCGGCAAGCCTCCACTCGCGGTCTGATTGATAGCCTGATGGTTGCCGAGGCCATGGGTGAGGGTAATTTCTCCAATATCATCATGACAACCAAGAGCTGCCCCAGCGCCGCCAACCTAAAAGGCTATGCGCAGGTAGTGAGCAAGTATCACCTGATCCGCCAGTTCTCCAAACTGATGGAAACCAATTATGACAGCATCACTCAATCAAATAACTATGAGCAGGCGCTAGCAGGAATTGAAGCGTTCATGACCAAAGTTAACAGCATGGGGAGGCCCAGCACTGAAGTCATTCCAACCCACATCGATGAGCTTCTAGAATCTTATGCTGATGTGTTGGAGCGGCGACTTAAGAACGGTGAAGCATCCGACACGTTGAAAACTGGCATTGACGAGCTGGACGAGATCACAGGCGGCCTAAACCCTGAAGACCTGATGATTGTCGCCGCCAGACCGGGAATGGGTAAGACAGAACTGGCGTTAAAGATTGCTGAGGGAGTGGCTGATTCATACGTGACCCGTGGCGATATCGTAGAGCGTCGTGGTGTGTTGATCTTCTCAATGGAAATGAGCGCCCATCAGGTTATCGAACGGTCAATTGCTGGCGCTTCCAACATGCCAGTGTCTAGCCTGAGAAAGCCAAGCAGAATGGGTGACGAAGATTGGGCGCGGATCTCCCAAGGCATTGGGATGCTCAAAGGGCTTGATGTTTGGGTTGTTGATGCATCAAAGCTTAACGTTGAACAGATGCGCAGTATTGCTGAAAGACACAAGCAACGGCACCCAGCGTTATCCCTCATCCTGGCTGATTACCTCGGACTTATTTCCAAGCCAAAGGCAGAGCGAAACGACTTAGCTATCGCCCACATTACCGGATCACTCAAAGCAATGGCGAAGGATTTGAAAACCCCTGTCATCTGCCTGAGCCAATTATCGCGTGACGTGGAAAAACGGCCGGCTGGACAGCGCCGCCCAACGAATGCCGATCTGCGTGATTCAGGCAGTATTGAGCAAGACGCTGACACTATCGTGATGCTGTATCGCGAAGCTGTTTACAACGAAGACAGCCCAGCTGCGCCTTATGGCGAAATCATCGTAACTAAAAACCGATTCGGCACCCTCGGAACTGTTTATCAACTCTTCAAAAATGGTCACTTCCTGCCAACAGATCAGGAAAGTGCTCACGACATTTGCAAGGGTAAATCAACCGCAGCGCCACAGGGCCGGAAATATGGGAGAGATATTTGATGGACATAACTAAATCGCAGTCTGACTTTGAAGCTTGGTGGAACGCTCCAGAACAAGCTGAATTGAGAAGCATGTTAGCAATGGGCTGGGGCTTTAGGATTTGGAAAGCTGCACGCGAAAGCATTGAGGTAGAGTTGCCAGAGCGGGCCAAGCTAGAGCGTTCCGGAAAAAATAAAGGGCGATACGTTTGCTGGCCTTGCTCGTTTGATCCTGAATATGCGCTGGGAATAAACCACACAATAGACTGGTTTACCGAAGCCCTCCGCACTGCCGGTATTCGAATCAAGGGAGAGAGTGAGAAATGTTAGCAATCCCAAGCCGAATAAAGAGAGCACTTGATGTAATGGATTCGATTCTTTTCACGCATAGCTATTACTTTGACGATACCCAGCATTGGTCAAAGGTTGCTAAGCAGCAAATTGAAGGGATGCGGATTGCCACTAAAGCCAAGGCCATTGTTTATCACGACAGAATACTGAATGAGAGAAAATGCTGATGAAAGAATTAGATGGTTTTACTGTAGAGAGACTGGAAGAGATTCTGAATTTTGACCTGCCCCGACATCCGGCAGCGCTGGAAGAAATTGTGGCACTAGCCCGAATCGCGTTAGCTGCAAAGAGGGCTGAGCCGATTTATCAGTATCAGTCAGGGGTATGCATGTTCGACGACATTGAATGGGTTTGGGATGACTGCGATAAAGGATTTTATGTCCAATACGACCCCACCCGCCGCCGCATCGTTTACACCACCCCACAGTTGAACTCTCCGGAGATACCGGAAGGTTGCCCTGAATTTGCAGAAATATATGTGGGTAATGACCTATTCGCATTGTGCGACTGGGAGAGTTTTGACAAGGTTAAGGGCTACAAATGGGCGCTAACAACTCGCGGTCGATCTGGAAATTTATACGCACAGGCATGGAGAAAGGCTTCAGATGGGGGAAGAGAAAAAATTTCCATGCATCGCTTGATATGTGGTGAGGAGTCTGGCGTGGTCTATGACCATATTAACGGGAATGGGCTGGATAATCGGCTATGCAATCTTAGAAAAGCTTCCGCTCAACAGAATTCATTTAATCAAAAATCACGAGCAGGAAGTTCGATATATAAAGGCGTATCTTTCGATAAAGAAGGTGGGCTATGGCGGTCATATATAACCGTAGATGGGAAAAGAAAATATCTTGGCCGACACGCGGAGGAGGTTGATGCCGCAAAGGCTTATGACGTAGCGGCAATAGAGTTATTTGGTTCATTTGCCCGATTAAATCTAGCCGCCGCACCGGAGAAGTAAATCATGATGCCAATATGCAAACACTGCGGAAAAGTATGCTGGAAAAACTGGTGCTATCGATGCGACAAGGAAAGTGGCTATCAGGGGAAATAGAGGTGAAAGATGCAAATCGAAATGGTCAAGAATGCCGGTGGCGTTTTTGTTCCAGCGTTCGATCATGACTTACCAAGGTTAACCAAGTTCAAAAACGGCGAGATGTACACCGCCGACATTAAGCTAACTCGAAATCCTGCCTTCCATCGAAAAATGTTCTCCTTCTTCAACTTCTGCTTTGCTCACTGGGCAGCGGAGAATGCCGGTTATGAATTCACAGACGAATATACCCAGAAAAAAGAATTCAGGAACAACCTGACTATTCTGGCTGGATTTTTTGACGTCGTGACAACCATCAAAGGTGAGACAAAGGTGAGAGCAAAGAGCTTGGCTTACGCGAACATGGAGCCTGACGAGTTCGAACGCTGCTACAACGCAATGGTTAACGCCGCAATAAAACACCTGTTCGGTCGCACGACTGACCAGAACATTATCAACCAACTTTATAGCTACTTCTGAGGTGCTAATGACAGGAATAACAGTAGCGCTTTACATGTTTGTCGCTGGCATTGTCTGCGAATTTACCAGCACTCAATTACTGCGAATGGGAAAGGATAATGTGTATATCACATCGCTATTGGCTGGGCTGATATGGCCTTTGTTTATTGCATGGGCGCTGATATGGAGGATTGAACGTGAATGAGTCGATATGTCAGTTCAACACAGCTCGCAATAGATAATCTCAAATTCAAAGTATCCCACCGAACCAAGCCAACCAAACAAATCCCTGCCAGCGAAATACCCACATATGACGCCATCTATCCGTTATTAGCTAAACGCTGGCTAAGACTCAGGAGTAGAAAGAATGCTTGAACTACAGCGCTCAGTCTGCGCGTTCTGTTTCAAACCAATGACTGACGGCTCTATTTACGCTCATCAGAAATGTATTGATAAGGCGAATGCAGATAAGAATATAAATGAATCGCAAGAAGATAGTGACCTGAAGCGGTTACATAAGGAAATTCTTGAGTTGCTCAGCTATGACCCTGAAACCGGAATACTTAAGTGGCTTAAGTTTAGGGGCGGGCCGACAGCAAAATCTGGCTCAGTTGCGGGTTACAAAAGAAAGGATGGATATAATCAGGTTAGGGTAAAAATGAAAATGTTTAAAACTCATCGGTTAATTTGGTTTTATGTCCATGGAGAGTGGCCATCTGGTGAGATAGACCACATAAACGGAATAAAAGATGACAACAGATTATGCAATTTAAGAGAGGCGACTAGAGGGCAAAATGTAAGAAATATAGGCAGGAGGAAATCAAATACCACTGGATTTATAGGTGTTACTAAAAATACCCGAGGAGGAAAATGGAGCGCTAGGATCTCCTTCAATGGAAACCTCTACAACATTGGTAGTTTTGAAACACCAGAATTGGCGCATGCGGCCTATTGTGAAAAAGCCAAAGAGCTTCACGGAGAGTTTGCAAACACGGATAACTCCCCAGCATATCTAAATGTTGGAGGAAGCTGATGATAAACAAGCTACCGAATCATCGTAACTGCAAAGTATGCAAAACGAGGTTCAAGCCTGACCGCGTAGAAACGTGGTGGTGCTGTCCAGAGCACAAGGAAGAATACTGCATAATTTTATACAGAAAAGACCGTGAGCTAAGGCAGAAGAAGAAATCAGTAGCAGATAAACAGCTAGCCAAGACACAGAAAGATGAATTGAAAGCCAGGAGGGAGAAGTTAAAGACCAAACCTCAACGAATGGCAGAGGCCCAGGCAGCGTTTAACAAGTATGTGAGGATCAAATATTTAGGCACTCCCTGCATAAGTTGCGGCAGGTATCCAGAACAGAAGTACGGCGGGACGATGGAATGTGGTCACTATCGAAGCCGCGGCGCAGCACCCCACCTCCGTTTTAATCTTCACAACACTGGTTCCCAATGCGTTTATTGCAATCGACACCTAAGCGGCAATGTAGCTGGGTTCAGAATAGGGCTTATCGAGCGTGACGGCTTAGATAAGATTCAGGAAGTAGATTCAAACCACGAAACCCGCAAGTTCGACATTCCATATCTAATCCGCATTAAAACCATCTTCACCAAAAAAGCCAAGATGCTTGAGAAAAGGCGATCCCATTTTCAGGAGGTAGCAGCGTGAACGCATATGTGAAAACCATTCCAGAGTTACTTATCGCCGCTTATGGCAACCAATCAGCTGTGGCAGCCCAGCTAAATACTCAGCGCTCAACGGTAAAAAAGTACGCCAATGACGTGAAGGGCGAACGCCACGCCATTGTTAATGGTCGGTTGATGGTCGGGACAACTGGCAGGAAGAGGGTTGAGAAATGAGACTGGAATCAATAACGAAACACTTCTTCGCTAAATCCACCATGATCAGCGACTCTCCACGGGCAACAGCTTCTGATTCACTTACCGGCACCGATGTCATGGCAGCGTTAGGGTTGGCAGACCTTAAAAGCGGCTTCGGGCTGGAATTGTTCTTGGCAAAGCAGGGGATCAGTAATCCGCATCACGCCGTGGAAAGTCTCACTCAATATGCGCTGAAAGAATCCGTTAAGTACAAAGCAATCTCTAAGCTCGATGAGGATATTAAACAAAGCGTCGTGCAAACACTCGCAAGATATGCGTTTGCTGATTATGCGCGGAGTGCTGCCAGTGTTCGCGAGTGTGAATGCTGTAAGGGGGAAGGGTTCACTGAGTCAGAGGTATTCACAACTAAAACGTCAATGCCACTATTCAACAGGGAGATCGTTAAAGGTTCCATTAGTTTTGGAATTGAGGGATTCCGGCCTTCCGAGTATGAAGTTCATAGGGATCTGCGTGAAAAACTAAAATTGCTATGTAAGCCGTGCGGCGGGAAAGGCGTGGTTTCAAATTCATGCCGGTGTAATGGGAAAGGCACTGTGGTGGACAAAGAGAAATCAGAACAACAGGGGATTCCGGTTTATAAAACCTGTGGGAAATGTTCAGGTCGTGGATATTCGCGGCTTAAGTTTTCTGACGTCTACGAGGCTATTAGAGAACACCTTCCTGAACTGGCATCCAGCACATGCTACGAGAGTTTTAAGCCGCTCTATGAGCTGCTGGTAACGAAATGCCTAATGGAAGAGGGCGTGGCTGATTCAATGCTTGCAAAAGTAACCCGATAGAACACGATGGGAGCATGATTGCCACGGATGGCGACATTATAAAAACAAAGTCTTGCATTTACCGGAAAAATGGACTAGATTCATCTCTAACGGTGGTAATTGCATCCGTTGAGTCGGTAAACAAGACTTTGCGGCGGCACTTGTTAACCATAGATACCGCCGAGTTGGTCACTTCGACTTAGGTCTGGAACTCCAACCGTTCTGGCTGAGAGGTCGGTAAAATTAGAAGCCTCGGTTAATCGCCGGGGCTTTTTGCATTCTACATTCGCATGGGTACTGGATTGGTTAATCCAATCGTTGTGAAACAGTATCCAGCCGAATGTGGAACTCTGAAAAGTTACAGGACGAAACGTGCGAGGCTAATACCCTCAGTTCCACATACCAACCTTTAAGGCTCACTTCGGTGGGCCTTTTTTATTTCCGGAGCCAGAACAATGAAAACTTATATCGCTGGCCCCATGACTGGCTTGCCTGATTTCAATCGGGCGGCATTCAATGCGGCAGCCAAAGAGGTAACGGCATCTGGTCACATCCCATTGAACCCAGCAATTCTCCCTGACGGATTATCTCAACCTGACTACATGTGCATTTGCATGGCAATGCTGCAGCGTGCTGATGCTATTTACATGCTGGGCGGGTGGCAATCAAGCGCGGGTGCTCGAGCTGAATATGCATTAGCTGAAAAACTTGAGATTGAGATTTTGTTCCAGGACATGAGCATTGCGCAGATGTTAACGCGTAAAGCCGCGCTTAAATAATTTAGCCCTCCGCCTACACCAATCAACCGCAAACACCCTCTAGCGAAAAGTGGAAAGACGGCAGGGCTATTCCTACACAACAGCAAATACACGCCCAGGCCAACTGGCAGGGGGAGACTATGAGAATGGACAAATATTCAAGCGGCTCGTCCTACTGGTTCGGCGGCATAACCACGATGCTTGGCGCAATGTCGTTAAACGAATGGGCGCTCTTGATTGGTATTGCCTGCACCATTGGAACATTCGGGGTGAATTGGTACTACAAGCGTAAAGAATATCAGCTACGGGAGCGGTCAAATGTCTCCAGCACTCCGCAATAAGATAATCGGCGTTGCTGCTGCTGGCGCACTGGCTATTGCCGGAGCGTTGCTTGGCGGTGGTGATGGGTTGGAGGGCCGCAAGCATGTGGCTTACTACGATGTTGCTGGTGTGCTGACTGTATGTGATGGTCACACCGGTAAAGACATCATCCCCAACAAACAATATTCAGATGTTGAGTGCGATGCTTTATTGCAGAAAGACTTAGCGCCGGTACAGCGCACTGTTGATGCCGCGGTAAAAGTCCCACTGAGCAAATACCAGAAAGCGGCTCTCTACTCGTTCACCTATAACGTTGGTCAGAGCGCATTTACTAAATCTACCCTCCTTAAAAAACTCAACACTGGCGACATCAAAGGCGCTTGCGATGAGTTACGCCGCTGGACATATGCCGGTGGCAAGCCTTGGAAGGGATTACAGAACCGACGCGAGATTGAGAGGGAGTTATGTCTGGCAAATTAACAGCCGCTCTTGCCGCCGTCCTGATAGCTATCTTCACTGGATTAGCCTGGTTAGCCTTTCACTACCACTCTCAATCAGTAGAGAAAGATAAGACCATTACCACGGTAACCGGTGAAAGGGATGAGGCCAAATTCACGCTAGGAAATTACACAACGTCAGTTCGTATCATCAACGATATCGCCAAGGCCAACGAGAATGAAAAAAACCGCATTAGCAATGATGGTGAGGTACGAGCTGCGGCGATTAAAAAAGACATTGCTGGGGATGAGTGTGCTGTTCGGCTTGTTCCTACTGCCACTGCTGACCTCTTGCGCAGACACGCCAGTCAAATACGTTCAGGTGCCACAGGTACCGATACCAGCAAGCTTACTTTCTGACTGTTTGCCACCTGAGATCCCTGAAGCATTAACTTGGGGAAATAGCCTGTTACTGAATGACACGTTACTAACGGTGATAGAGCAGTGCAACGCAGATAAGGCAAGCATTCGACAAATTGAGGAAAAGCGGGGACAGCAGCCCCGATGAATTAATCACCCAACTTTGCGGTAAGGGTAGCCAGCTTTTTTGATGTTCACATCAAAATACTGCCCCTTAGACGGTGCGTTCATTAATGACGTGTGAATGGAGGCAGGGACTTTCGAATATTGATAGATACCACCTCCTAGAAAAGCAATTTCCAAAGTGGAACTTGCACTATCGTAACCAACTGAATGAAGGTTTGAAGATGAAACAGGTTGACGAATCAATTGATAAATCTCCTTTAAGTGGCAAAAGCGCCAAAGAGATAATTGAACACTTCAAGAGCTATAACTTTGTCGATGATCATGGTCACCGATTGGATATGTGCTTGGACTTCACAGATTTGGTTGAAATGGCGGCTAACGTCAGCGAATAGAATTGTTTAACCCCACTGGAGGTTGATCACATCTTGCTGACGGGTAAGCCGTAAGCGGTCAAGCAACGTAGAGATACATAGCGAAGACTGCGAACTAGAAATTGAAGCTCGACTTAGGTCGGGCTTTTTTTATGCAGTAAATCCGAGCGCATTCACCGCGCATTTCAAACGAGAGTCTTTCAGAAAGCTGAGCCTGAGAATTGCCGCTATAAGGTGGCGACCTTCTCTCGGGCGGCATTCTGGTGAACAGGCTCATCTTTCTAAAAGGTAATCGCCATGCAATTAGTCGAAATTAAGAAATTTGATTTGGTTACTAACTCCGCCGCTATTGCTGAGGGAGTTAAGAAAGACCATAAACCAGTTATTCAGCTCATCAGGAAATACAAAGCAGACTTGGAAGAGTTCGGAAGGGTGGAATTTGAAATGCGACCCTTTCAAACAGATGGTGGCATGCAGAAGCAAGAGGTAGCCCTGCTGAATGAGCAGCAAACCACTCTGCTGATAACGTACATGCGTAACAGCGATATCGTTCGTGCTTTCAAAAAGCGCCTGGTATCGGAATTCTTCAGGATGCGCGGTGCGCTGGCTAGCAAGAAGTTAGACCGCAACACTTCACGTCTCGAATATAAGCCAATGACTGACGCTATTAAGCATGAGCGCGAGGTTTTGGGTAAAACCATCTCGCCGCACCATTTCAGTAACGAAGCCGACTTAATCAATCGAATCACCCTTGGCATGACATCAGCTAAGTTCCGTGTGCATAACGATATAGATAAGAAAGAGCCTATCCGCGACTACCTTACTACTGAGCAGATTCATTGCATCACCGAGCTACAACGTGCGAACACTGTGTTCATCAGCATGGGATGGGAGTTCGAACATCGCAAAGAAGTGCTGAAAGGGATGTTTGAGCGAAACCACAAGACGCCGCTCATTGAAGAGCAGCACCGGTTGGCGGCCTGATAACTTGATGATTTATGGGTTACGTAAAAGTTTTACGCGACCCCTCATCTATGGGTGCTATGACCGGCGCAAAATTGCGCTCACTGATTTTAAAGACAAATTGAGAGCCACTTTCACAACGGCTCTCAATCATTACCTGCTGGAATAAATATGGCTCAAAAGTGGAATATCACAGTCGAAACACAATCAGGTGAAACCTACGCTGGAGCAATGACGCGCCAGCAACCTGAAATAGTGAATGGGTTCGTAGCTATAGCTACAGAGAGTGGAGAATGGAATTACCTGAAGCCTGACACCGTAACGCGCATGCACTTCTCGCCCGTGGTTGATAAGCCCGAGGAGAAGCCAGTAGAGGCCGCGCCAACACCAGACAAAGAGAATGAAGACATCGACTCTGACATACAAAATGACCCTAAAGCCGAAGATGAAGTGGGTTCTACTTCTGGCGGCGGTACTTCACTGGAATTGGCTGGCGGGTAAATGCTTCACCCGCGAAATAGTAACTGGCGAATATGTGAGTTTATAAAACTCTGCCAAGCGTCACTAAAATGGCGCTTCACAGAATTTTATATAGGTTTGCAATCATGTCTGTCTCACCATTGCCGAGTGGGAGACTTTACCAACCAGCAGAATATTTTAAAAGGAATCGATATGGAGCTTACCGAACATCAGAAAGCTCTATTCGATGCTATGACCAAATTACAGCAGAAATTTGCGTTAGGCATCGTGAAGGGGCTTAGCCAAATTGATGCATACAAACAAGCGGGCGGGAAGGCAAAGAAGGATGATACGGCCAGTGCATGCGCCAGCGAAATCCTAACCAATCCTAAGGTGAAAGCCTTCATTGACGAAATGAACAAAGAAGCCATCTCAGAAGCCGTTATGACGAAGCAGGAAGCCCTTGAGCGGCTTTCATCGCTAGGCCGAGTGTCATTGTTCGACTTAGCGGAGTTTCGCAACTCACAGGTCGGAGAGGACGAAGAGGGTAAGCCGGTTTATCAGGCTACCTGGAGTTTCAAAGATTCCTCATTGCTTAGGCCGGAAGACATGGCCGCCATCTCCGAGTTAACGGCTGGCCCTCAGGGCTTGAAGATAAAGCTTCATGACCCGAAAGCGGCGATTAAACAGCTTGGCGAGTTGCAGGGATGGGAAGCGCCGAAGAAAACCGATCTGAATGGCAATATCGCAATAACCACGCTGACGAAAGAAGAGTACAAAACAGCTCGACAGGAGATGTTGGAGGATGACGACTGTTGAGCAGCGGAATTATGCCCGCAAAATAGAGTGTGAAGAAGATGGGTTGTATTTCTCCAGATACTTCTTCAAACAACGCACTGGCGGCAAAATGATTGTCGCGCCACACCATAAACTTATTAACGATACGCTAGAGCGTGTGGTAAGTGGTGAGATACAACGCCTGATTATCAACGTTCCTCCCGGTTACACAAAAACAGAATTGGCAACGATCAATATGATCGCCCATGGCATTGCTTTAAATGCCCGCGCTCGCTTCATGCATCTGTCTTACTCGCACAATCTTGCATTGCTCAATTCATCCACGGCACGCGCTATCGTGAAATCGAAAGCGTATCAGGACATGTGGCCCATGGCGCTGCGTGATGACTCAGACAGCAAGGCTATGTGGTGGACGGAGCATGGCGGCGGTGTTTATGCCTCATCTGCCGCAGGACAGGTTACCGGCTTTCGTGCTGGGCATATGGAGGATGGTTTTCAGGGCGCATTGATTATTGATGACCCAGTTAAGCCTGATGACGCTTACTCAGAAACGGTAAGAGGTGGAGTTAACAACCGATTCAACGAAACAATCAAGTCGCGCCTGGCTGTTGAAACAACGCCGATGATTGTCATTATGCAGCGAATTCACTACCACGACCTGAGTGGCTACCTGTTGCGTGGTGGCTCTGGTGAAATGTGGCACCACCTTAACTTGCCGGTGATTATCGACAACAGCCTGAGCTACATGGAGCAGTACCCGGATAACACTCACGCAATCCCAATTGAACACGGCTTGCCTGATGGCTGGCTATGGCCGTTTAAGCACAATGAATCGCACCGAGTCGCATTGTTCTCCCATCGACGCACCGCTGAAGCGCAATACATGCAACAGCCACGCCGGTTCAATGCCGAGGGCGCTTTATGGACCGAGGGAATGATTGCTGCTGCCAGGGCGCTCAATGTTGGTGAAGAGCTATCAAGAACGGTAATTGCAATCGACCCGCAAGCTACCAATAGCGAAGAGAGTGACGAAACAGGGATTATAGCTGCCAGCGCATACGGTGCTGGTGATAGAAAGCAATACTCAGCAGATGGCGACTATAGCGGTAAGTATTCCCCTAATGGCTGGGCTACTCGTTCAATGGATGCCTACAAACAGCATGATGCTGATGCAATCGTCATTGAAACTAACCAAGGCGGCGATATGGCAGAGGAAACCCTTCGCAACGCTGGATTCAAAGATCGCATTATCCGTGTTCACGCCAGTAAGGGTAAATTTGCTCGGGCTGAGCCTATATCTGCTTTGTATGCTCAGGGGCGCGTGGCTCATCGGGGAAATCTATATCAACTTGAAAACCAGATGATGGAATATGTTCCAACCACCTCAAAGAAATCACCAGACAGGCTTGATGCGATGGTATGGGCGATGACAGAGCTTAGCGGCTCTCAGACGGTTGGCATGATGATTCCGAAACGACTAATGGGTAGATAAATCATGAAAAAAGAATCAACCACGCCACCATATAAGCCAGGGGACCGAGTTGTTCGTCCTGCTCCGCCGCCACCGCCTCCCAAGCCATACCGATAGGGATTAGCATGACAGACAAATTACAGCTTGCTGTTAACCATGCATTGCAGATTAACAGCGCGATCAGTGAGTCGGCTATGGCTCGCGCACGCATGGGCCTGCTCAATACTGGTATGGGCCTTGATGCTAAGCGTGCTAACGCATGGTGCGAGTACGGATTCAAAGAGGAACTAACCTTTGATGATCTGTACAAGCTCTATCGCCGTGGTGGCATTGCTCATGGTGCGGTAAATAAGCTTGTTGGTACATGTTGGCTGACAAATCCAGAAATTATCGAGGGTGAGAAAAAGGATGAATCACGCGCGGTCACTGTGTGGGAAAAAAGCCTAAAATCTGTATTCAATAATCGTCTGTGGCAACAATTCGCCGATGCTGACATGCGGCGCTTGGTTGGGCGCTATTCGGGGTTACTGCTTCATGTTCGTGATAGCGAGGCGTGGAATACGTCAGTAGTCAAAGGACGCGGATTAGAGAAGCTAACGCCTGTATGGGCTGGTTCATTAGTTCCGGCTGAGTGGGATACTGATCTTAATTCCACCTCATACGGACAGCCGAAGATGTGGCAATACAAAGAAACACTTCCAAGCGGGGCGAGTCGGCGTGTGAAAATTCACCCTGACCGCGTTTTCATCTTGGGTGATTACAGCCGTGACGCTATCGGCTTCCTTGAGCCTGCATATAACGCCTTTGTTAGCCTGGAAAAAGTTGAGGGTGGATCTGGTGAGTCATTCCTCAAAAACGCCGCCAGGCAGCTTAATCTCAACTTCGAAAAGGAAATAAACTTTAGCAATCTCGCCTCCCTGTATGGGGTAAGTGTTGATGAGCTTCAAGATAAATTTAACGAAGCGGCTACTGAGATTAACCGGGGGAACGATGTTCTTTTGACAACGCAGGGCGCGAGTGTAACACCACTTGTTACCGCAGTAGCCGACCCTGAACCGACTTATAACGTTAACCTACAAACCGTTTCATCTGGTGTTGATATCCCTGCGCGTATTTTGGCTATGTCACAAACCGGTGAGCGGGCCAGCACAGAAGATAATCGTTACTTCAACACGCGATGCCAATCTCGCCGTAATCGCGCTCTGTCATTTGATATCGAGGATTTCTGCAACAAGCTAATCGACCTCGGCATCATTGATTCAGTTTCAATGAAAACTGTTATCTGGGATGAATTGAACGAACAAACAGCATCTGAGAAGCTGGACAGCGCTGTGAAGATGTCTCAAATCAATAACTCATCAATGGCAACTGGCGAGGCGGTATTTAGTGGTGAAGAGATTCGCGTTGCGGCAGGTTATGAGCCAGATGGTGTAGAGCCATTAGGAGAGACGAGTGATGGCGATGAAACCAAAGCCAGCGATAATCCCGAAGAACAAGAGTGACCCGACCGGACTTAATGCGTTAGAGCGAAAGGCGATGGCAGACTTCGCTAGACGTTTAAGGAAAGTTCAGAAAGCATACATCGACGCATTGGACAGATTCCCCGCTTCACCCGTAGTTAACCGCAGATATGAATACCAACTCGACCCGCTAATGCTGAACATCATCCTGAATGATGCGAACGTTCTCGTCGATGCCGTCCTGCTGGAGGGCGGGCAAGACTATCTGTGGTTTTCTGAGGATTATGTCGAGCCTGCTGCGATACGAGGCACGAATCAGGCATACGCCAACCTTAGCCAGCAATCAGCAACGTACGCAGCAAGCCGCGAATCTCTGCAAGCCATTCTATTAAGTACTCCGTACCAGCGCCGCATGGCTATGACTTATGCGCGAGTATTCGAAGAGATGAAGGGTTTCACTGCTAAAACCAAACAACAAATGGCTCGCGTGCTCACTGATGGAATAGGACGCGGACTTAACCCGAAAGAGGTGGCGCGTAACTTGCGTGACCAAATCGGCATTGAGACGCGACGAGCTAACCGCATAGCACAAACAGAAATACCTGGCGCATTGAGGCGGGCGAGGTGGGAAGAGGCGGAAGATGCACAGAGCCTTGGACTGAAAACGATGCTCGTTCATATCTCTGCATTATTGCCTACCACGCGCAGGACGCATGCGGTTCGACACTCACATCTGTATACCGTCGAAGAGGTTCGCGACTGGTACTCCATCAACGGTAACTCAATCAACTGCCATTGCAGCCAGGTTGAAACGCTGGTTGACGACAAAGGAAAGCCGTTAGCCCCTTCAATTATCGAAAAGCTCAAAGAGGAACGCAAAAAAATGGCTGAACGAGGCTATTCGTGGGCTGAGGAATAATTATGCCAAATCAAGTAAACGTGACGGTGCAGGTTAATAGCGCATCAATACGTAGAGAAAAATATAACGGCAGGGAACACATTGTGATCCCAAGCTATACGCTTCCTGCAAACGTAATCATGAATAAAGAGTTCTATCCGGAAAGCGAAATCAGCGCCCACTACCAAGGTTTGGAGGGAACTCTTGCACCACTAGGGCACCCTACTGTCAATGGTCAGCACGTATCTGCGTTTTCCCCTGAAGGCATCAACATCGGACATATTGGCGCATTTAACCGCAATGTGAAGAAATCCGGCAATCGTGTTTTTGTAGAGAAGTGGGTCGATATTGATGTGGCGAATCGCACAGAGGGAGGCCGCGAACTGCTGGAACGCGTCGCACAGATTGAACGCGGTGAAGATGTGCCTCCGATTCATACAAGCGTGGCGGTATTCCGAGAAAGAAGTGAGGCGCCAGATGACTTGAAAGCTCAGGGCGCTGATTGGGTAGTGAAAATCCACGCAATGGATCACGACGCAATCTTACTGCATGAGGTTGGGGCCGCAACGCCAGAACAAGGTGTGGGGCTTATGGTCAATGCGGATTTAGCAACACCACTACAGGCTAATTCTGGCGCACTGATTGGCGAGTCATTTCGTGAACGTGAACGCCGGTTAGAGAAAGCTGCAAAAGACCGATTCGCACTTGGTGATAACGACTATGCATGGATTGCTGACTTCACAGATTCCCAAGCAGTCATCATCAAGAACGGCGGTGATGCACAGGTTTACGGCTACAAATCTGAAGGCGGGAAAATTACCTTTTCCGACACAGGGACAGCGGTAACCCGTCAAGAGTCATGGGTTTCCATCATCGCAAACAAAGTTAAATCCCTTTTTACTCCGCAGGATTCACCTGCAACCAATAGCAATAATACGGAGGGCGACATGCCTTTAACCAAAGAAGAAATGGAACAAATCGGCAGCATGATTGGTGAGGCTGTGGCTACCAATACAGAAAAGGCATTGAAGCCACTTTCTGACAAGGTTGATGCGCTACAAGCTAACCACAAAACGCTATCAGACACACTTACTGCTAACTCACGCGCTGAAGAAGTAACAAAGCGTGCAGAAGTAGCGAAGGTTCACGGTGAAATCGTGGCTAACGCGCTGTCAGGCGAAGCTCTGGATACAATGTTTAAGTCGTTAGGGAAAGCCGCACCGCTTGGCACTAATTCAGCGCAAACTCAGACAGAAACTGGCGCACCTGATCCAACAACCCATTTCGGAGGTGCTAAATAATGGCTCGTTATCGTCGCGTTAATATTGACGGTGATTCCCTGTTCAAAACGGAAACCCGTAAAACCGCCGCCGCACTTTATCCCGGCACTTTTATTGTAATCAACGGTAGCAAGCTATTTGCACAGGCTACTACTCCTGTTGGTCGAATGTATGTGCTGGATAATGCATACCATGAAGGCTTGGGTATCACTGACCAAATCCCTTCTGGACACTCTGCGATTGGTAACTACTTGGAGGAAGGTCGTGAGTTTGCTGTGCGTGTTGCGGCTGGCACCTACACCAAAGACCAACCGATTACCGTTGTTGCAGGCTTGGCCGCTGCTGTTCCCGCCACTGCTGGGACGTACAAAATTATTGGCTATTGCCAAGACGCCGTAACAACTACGGCAGTTGATTTTATCCGCATCCGCGTTCGCGCCGACAGCGTAACTGTATCCTAAGGAGAATCAGATGTATTTTGATGCTAATACGCTGGCTACGAATAGCCGACTGCGCGGTCACTGGAATGAATTGTGGGCGAACCGCAATATGTTCGATGCGCAACACCGTGGCATGGTTGCCGCTAACCAGAGCTTAATGACGCCAGAAATGCTGGCTGCAAACGCACTGCTTGGCGATGGCTTGGGTCGTGATTTCTGGGCTGAAATTGACCGTCAAATTATTCAGTTGCGTGACCAAGAAACCGGTATGGAAATCGTCACTGATCTGATGGGTATCCAGACCGTCCTCCCTATTGGGAAAACCGCGAAACTGTACAACATGGTTGGTGATATTGCTGATGATGTGTCTATCAGCCTGGATGGGCAGCCGCCATATTCATTCGACCACACCGAATATTCCAGTGATGGTGACCCGATCCCAGTGTTCACTGCTGGTTACGGTGTTAACTGGCGTTTGGCTGCTGGGCTAAATACCGTTGGCATTGATTTGGTTCTCGATTCTCAAGCGGCAAAGCTGCGCAAGTTTAACAAGCGTATCGTCTCCTATGTTCTGGACGGTGATAGCACTATTCAGGTGCAGAACTATCCGGCGCAGGGTATGCGTAACCATCGCAACACTATTAAGCTGAACCTTGGCGCTGGTGCTGGCGGCGCAAACATTGACCTTACCACAGCGACACAAACTGAAATTGCCGCATTCTTCACTTCTGGCGCATTCGGACAAGCCGCACGTGACAACTTCGTAGAGGCCTATGACGTGCTATGGGTGTCACCGCAGATTTGGGCTAACCTGATGAAACCGGCTACTGTCACCATTGGCGGCAATACTCTGCTGTCTGGCGGTACAGTGCTTAGTGTCATCACTGGCTTTATTCCTGCGCGTGCAGTTCGTCAGACTTTCGCATTGTCTGGCAATGAGTTCATTGCTTATCAACGCCGTCAGGATGTCATTTCGCCACTGGTTGGTATGGCGACAGGCGTTGTTCCATTGCCGCGTCCTATGCCGCAGTCAAACTGGAACTTCCAGATCATGGCGGCTATGGGCTTGCAGATTAAGCGAGATAGTGAGGGCAAGTCAGGTGTGCTGTACGGCGCAAGTCTGGCGTAAGGAGTTGCGATGGCTAAGTATGAGGTTATTCGTCCTTGGAATGGGGTCAAGCATGGCGATGTGGTGGATTTGGATACGCTCCATCCCGCTCTTGAAGCTAATGTCCGTCCGCTGGCAGGTGAGGTTTCAGGAGACTTAACTCCAGCAACTCCGGAAGCGACATCTGGCAAACGAAAGCAACCGAAAAATGAAGTAACCGAATAAGCCGCCATATTTGAGCGGCTTTTTTAATGCCCTCTTCTGAGGGTTTCACTTTAGGGGATCGGTATGCTGACCGCAGACCAAGCAAAAGAGTATCTGGACACAGTCGGGATATCGCTCCCTTCATTCGTGCTTGATGCGTTAGTCGAGCAGGCAAACAGCATTCAGGAATGTCTGGATGCCAACTACACGCCAGCAACCGCGCTGCTTATCCAGCTTTATCTTATTGGACTGATGGGACTGGGGCAGGGTGATAAGTACATCAGTTCTCAATCAGCCCCATCTGGTGCGTCTCACTCATTCCGCTACCAGTCGTTCTCTGACCGGTGGAAAGGCTCACTAAATTTGCTGCGTGGTCTGGATAAGAGCGGTTGCGCTACTGCATTAATCCCGCCAGACCCAACTAATCAGGCGTTCGCTGGGATTTGGATTGGTAAGGGCGGCTGCATGTGCGGGAGTAAGTAATGGATTGGATATCAGTTACTGACCGACTACCGAACCCACTTATTCGCGTTTGGGTGCTAACTGATAGCGGAAAACAGACGACGGCTTACATCAGGAAAAGCGGCGAATGGTTTCTATTTTGTCGGAAGATTTCCGCTGATAATCCAGTCATTACCAAATGGAGAGAGTGAAATGTCTTCAATAGCCTCATGGTCATATACAGCTAAAGCTACGTTATGGAAGAAGAACGGTCCGCCTGATGAGTACGGTAAACAGGCTTGGTTTCCTCCCATTCATATTATGTGCGATTACGGCGGTGATGCTACCGCAAAGCTAGGTGGGCTTGGTTTAGAGTTCGTTATCAAAAACACGCACTGGACTGAGTACGCTGAAGCCGAACGGGGCGACTACATCCTGATTGGCGAATCGGTAGCGACTGACCCGACCAAGGTTGGTGGCGCGGACGAGGTAAGGCACATCATTCGTTATGCCGACACCTTCGAGCGCATCGCAGACGACTACGCAATTATTACGGGAGTCTGATATGGGCGCGAAGGTTAAAGGTATCAGAGAGGCCAAGGCTAACTTGGATCGGCTGATAGGGGATATACAAGGCCGGAAAGCTGTCAGAGCAATCACCAAGGCGTTAATCATCGGAGCGTCACAGGCTGCACTCTATACCCCCATAGATACATCAACCCTTATCAACTCTCAGTTTCGTGACATCAACGTGAACGGCACCAGGCTGACCGGGCGTGTGGGCTACTCGGCAAATTACGCCATGTATGTTCACGACCCGAATGTTAAACAAACGTTCCGCAGGGCAACGGCTGAGAAAGAGTTTCTTACGAAAGGTTTCGCGGATAGTAAACAAGCCATTGAAAAGGCAATTATGGAGGAAATGAAACTATGACTCCATCAATGCACCGGCGTGTTCGCGATTACTTTGTCGATGCTGGGTTAACTACTGGCTTCACTACTCAAATGCTCAAGTGGCGTGACACTGGCAAGCTGACTGAACAATTCATTGTCTTCCGGCCCAATGGCGGCAGCTCAATTCGCAATGACCTTGGCAGTGAGTTTTATGTCTTGGTTGATGTGATTGGTGCGGTTAACGAGGACGAGGCGGCAGATAATACGACACAGGCGATAATCGCGCACGTTCAGGTGAATCCAAATCCGAATGACTGCATTGGCTACATTGAAAACCTCGGCAGTATTCCATCCCCCGTCACAACCACTGAAGGCCGCTTGGTCTACAGACTTCAATTCGCAATTAAATACGGCGACTAAGCCGAACTAATAGAGGTAAAAAATATGCAAGGTTGCCAAAATGATTACGGCAAGCTGGTTGGTCGCGTCGCCGTTTTGCGGATGGCGTTTGGTTGCCCGGAAACAGTACCAGAAGTGGCTGATTGGCAACGCATGGGCGCGTTGACTACCAAGGGACTAGATTACTCCATGAATACCATCTCGTCTGATGCAGATGACGCTAAGGGGCTGGTGGAAAACTTGGTCACCAACATGGACTTGACCATTTCAGGTGAGGGCGAGTGGCGCAAGCGAGCTAAAGCAACGGAAGTCGGCCCGGTAAAAATGTCGAAATATATTTTCGATGAAGTACAAGCAGGTCGCCAGCCGGGGCTTTGGGTTCGCTTTGATTTCCTCGGCGTGGATGATGGCACTTACATCATGGGCTACTTCAATACCACGTCATGGAGTTCAGACTTTGGATCTTCTGACTTCGCCACTTACTCCGGTGAGTGGAAAGTTGCTGATGCGGATTCTGTTACTTTCGTTGATGGCTCTGAGGTCGCTATCGCTGTGACCGGAGTAACAGTAACTCCCACTTCTGGTACTGTGGCCGCTGGTGCCAATACAACATTTGCAGTGAATATTTCCCCATCCAATGCAACAAATAAAGCATTCACTGTAGTGTCTTCTGTTCCTGCTCGAGCAACGGCGGCAATTTCAGGAGCAACTGTAACCGCCTCTGCACCATCAGGCGCTACGGCTGGAGTGGCTAACCTCACGGTGACCACGACAGACGGTAGTTTTACGGCAGTATATGCTTTGACTGTTACCGCGTAATTATCACAAAGAGCATCTTATTGGTGCTCTTGATGATGGTTTCTTTGTCGAACGCAGATCCAAAATTAAAATTATTATTTTTTTGTCAAAGTGATGACGTATTGATGCTGTGAAAAATCGTTATCCCATTTGCCACTGTGTTTTTTTGCTATTACTAACATGACATGGCGTAGAATTTCTCCAAAAATCAGATGCAATTTTAGCCTATTCTTCGAACTTTCTGATTTAAGCGTTACAGTTTCTTGCTTGTTTCCATTTTCATCAAAAATAGTGATGTAACATTTATCGAGTTGTTTTTCGTTAGTTTTTGCTATGTGATTATTCATTTTAGCCGCAATGCTTTGTATTCTTGAGTCCGGTATTTCTTGTTTACTTACATTATGAGCAATGTCGTTTCTCAGTGAGTTTATGACCCCAATAGCCTCACATATATCACTGGGAAGTCCGAAGTTTTTTGCCATCTCTATTTTTGAACTGCATTCCATCCGCAAGCGCTTTGCATCATCTCCAAAAACGTACGCGTTACCAGAGCATGCACATATCCATGCCTCAACAAGCCGTTCGCAAAGCAAATGAATCCTAAGCGTGGTTCCGGTGTCGTCATCAATTGTCGCCGCTTTCAACAATAATCCATTAAGATCAATGGACGTGTAGTAGTTCATGAATATTCTTGCGTCCATACAATTTCCTTGAGGTGAAGCATGATAGATTTAGAGAAAATGATGATTGTGTTTCTGAGGGACGATGGTGTTTCCTTACAAATGGGTAGTGATTCTGCCAGTTATTCACACGCCGGTAAAATCCAGTTATATGCTGGGTCGGGGGGAAAGACGTTTCCATCACATGTCATCATCAAAGACCAGAGAACCAAAACAGATTACCCTGAGATCAAAAAATAACCCATCCTGACAAATGATCAGTGGTCGACCATTTTGCGTTGCTCGATATTAGGTAGCGCGTCCGTGCGCCGGTGGGTTATTTATTTGATATGCTGGTTTTTATCTTTTTAATGGTTGTATTTACCATCTTTCAAGTTGTAGTCAGCAAGCTTTTCAAGTCGCTCGGCAATTTCATCAAGGCGTTTTAGCCGCTCATCGAGGTGTGTGTTTTCGTCGAATTTAGAATTACTCCAAAAGTCTTGGCTGACCTTATGGGCTTCTTCAACTAGTTTTTCAACTTCGCTATGGGGCATGGGAGAGATGAGTTTTCTTCTGTTGATGCGAAATTGAGAATGTATTGCGACACCGATAACTTTCAAAAATTCAGCTGGGATCATGGGGAATTCAGGATTTAGGGATTTTAAATACACTCGGCCTTGATCTAGTATAAATTGTTTAAATGTCGCTTCAGTTTCATCGTTCAGAACACACAAAGCAAAGTCGCCTGAAACAGCTTCAATTGACGAGTCAAAAGTGACAATTGAGCCATGAGGAAAGCTAATCCCCTCGCCTGAGGACATAGAATTACCTTGAATTTCAACAGCAAAACAGTTTTCATTGGCCTCTGGTGGGGCAGGTATGAAGTCCTTTACTGCTGCTGTTTTTAGTAGCTCATCCAATGTTTCGAACCTTGATTGTACATGAGTAAGCACAGGAATTTCACGAACTGTTACAGTGCGCTTAACGTTACTCACATCTGGCCCGTTGCCTTTGCCCATTGTCAACCAATCTGTTGTAGTCCCCAAGGCGGCAGCAAGGTTTTGAAGCACTTTTAACCTAGGCTTTGCTTCTCCCCCCTCATAGGCAGCGATCTGCCTAGGTACAATTCCAACTCTGCGAGCTAATTCGGATTGCGTTAGACCAAGTGAGGTGCGCGCTATTGCGACGCGCTTATAGAAAGAATCATCAAAACTCATATATGCACCTTTAAAATTCATTGACTCTATAAAAAGATCTGGTGCATACTTGCTCATGCAGTATGAACCATTGAGTCTATAAAACACATGAGGTGAATAATGGCTGATTCAAAAGCTAACAGCAAGCAGATCTCTTATCGACCTAGACCAGAGGCGCGGGATTTTTTGGAGAAAAACGCAGAAAAAACCTATCGCTCAGTACAGGGTATGATGGACTACCTGATGGATAGGGTGATTGAGATGGAGAAGAAAGGTGATTTTGTTATCCAGTAAAACGACGAAACCCCATTGGTTGCAGCCGCAGGGGTTTCTAATTTGTCAGTATCTACCAAGGAACTAACAATGAATAGTTTAGCAAAGTCAAACGCAAATAACACGCAAACTTCCGCAATATCACAGTTCCATTTTGATGCTCACGCTGTTCGGGTGCTAAGTATCCATAATGAGCCATGGTTCGTTGCTGCTGATTTATGCCGAGTGCTCGAATTATCGAACCCAACCAAAGCCATCATGAATTTAGATGATGATGAGAAAGCCCTAACTTCAATTCAGGGCTTAAGTCGTGGTAATGAAGAGGCCAATATAGTAAGCGAGTCAGGAATGTATACACTGATACTCCGCTGCCGTGATGCTGTAAAGCCGGGAACCATACCTCACCGAGTACGCAAGTGGGTCACTGCCGAAGTTCTTCCCGCGATTCGTAAAACAGGAAGCTATGAAAGTCCACGTAAGTCCACCAAGAAAGCATTGCCCGGTAAAATCACCATCGAACAGCAGGAAGCGATTAAACAGTTGGTAATGAATCGCGGCAAGGCTTTGCCAAAAGAGAACCAAGCCAAAGCCATGATCACTA